AGGAGCAACTATTGCTTTCACACTATTACCTGAAGGAAATACATCAGGTGACCAATCACTTGCTGGAAATGGGATTGTGACATCAATGTCAATCGGTGTTAGCTTAGATGGTGTTTCTACAAGAACTGTTGCTTTTCAAGGCACAGGCGCATTAACCATAGGCACAGTTTCTTAATACTAAATGAGTTCAGATAAAATAGACTTCTTTGAAGGAGTCAAAGGTCACTTTGAGGCATTAGAAACTAAGATTATTGAAGTACCTGAATGGGGTTTAGTAGGCGACAAAGCTATATATTCCAAACCCTTTAATATGTTAGAAAAGTCTAAGATATTTAAAGGAAGTGAAGGTGGCGATTTGAATGTTCTTATTGATGTTATTATAGAAAAATCTTTAACCAAAGATGGTGATAAAATGTTCACTATGGAACATAAATTACCATTTAAAGTAAAAGCAGATACAGATGTTATTGCAAGAGTATCTTCTGAAATAATGAATACTGAAGAATCTTCAGCTTTAAAAAAAAAATAAAAGAAACACCTGAAATCTACAATGTTCTTTCTTTAGCTGAAAGACTCCATAAAACTGTTGCAGAAGTATTGCAAATGTCAACTTATGAGTTTATGTTGTGGTTATCTTATTATGAATTACAAGTAGAAGATAATGAAAGACAACAACGCATAGCAAAGATGAAACATGGCAGATAAAAACCTAAATATTAATGTTATTGCTAAAGACAAAAGCAAACAAGCACTTAACCAAGTACAGGGTAATCTTAATAAAACTAAATCATCAGTATTAAATTTAAAAAATGCACTTATTGGGTTAGGTGCAGGATTAGCAATCAAATCAATCGTCAATGTTGGAAAAGAAGTAGAAAGTCTTGGAGTTAGATTTAAGTTCTTATTTGGAAGTGTAGATGAAGGTGCATTAGCATTTAATAATCTTACAAAATTTGCAAGTAAAGTACCATTTTCATTAGAAGCAATTACAAGAGCATCAGGGTCATTGGCAGTTGTTGCAAAAGATGCAACAGATTTAAATAGAGTATTAGAGATAACAGGTAATGTTGCAGCAGTATCAGGATTAGATTTTGAAACTACTGCTATGCAGATTCAAAGAGCATTTAGTGGTGGTATAAGTGCTGCTGATTTATTTAGAGAAAGAGGTGTTAATGCCTTATTAGGATTTAAAGCAGGAGCAAGAGTATCTGTTGAAGAAACCATAGCAAAGTTTGAAGAAGTCTTTGCAAATGGTGGTAGATTTTCAGGTGCAACTGATGCTTTAGCAAAAACATTTGAAGGAACTTTGTCAATGATAGGTGACAAGGTATTTAATTTCCAAAAGACAATTGCAGAAGCAGGTTTCTTTCCTGAAATAAAAAAACAATTTGGTGATTTAA